GACAAAGCATATGAAGCAGGGACATATAAACCTTATGGTGTTACATCTGGTTTAGGTTCCACTTCCTTTGCAGATGGGCAGGCAGGCTTTGAGTTAGATCCTCGCTATCAGGCACAACAAGATTCAATGATGGGGCTAGGTAGTCAAGCATTCGGTGCAGCAGGTGGTGATTATAATGCACTAGCTGACCGCTTCTACAATCAGCAGCGTGACTTAGGTGCTAGTACTCGACAAGCAGAAGCAACTCAGCTTGGTGAGAGTATGTTTGGTTCTGGTTCTAATGGTCTTCGTATGGGAGCTGCCTCACTAGGAGGTACTGGTAATCAAGCTATCTCCCCTCAAGGATTTGAGTTTGCACAAGCCTTTGCACAGCAGGACTCTAAGGATAGGTTTGATGCATTTGATAAGGCACAAGATCAAAGACTACGTGACCTAGATATAGGTACTGGTATGTTAACCGCATCACAAGGCTTAGATTATGCTGGCCTAGAGCAGCAGAGGTTAGGGGGCATGCTTGGTCAAATGCAGTCTGGCGCTAACAATGCTGCAGGTACTAACATGATTGGTGCATACGGTACTGGTGCTGGGTTCATGGCTGATCGTGGTCGGTCTATGGCAGGTGGTATGCAAGGGTTAGGTAGTTCATTAGGTAGTTGGGGTACTAGAAATAGGGCATTAACAACTATGCCTACCCAGAGGTACATGGATACCACTGTAGGAAATAATAGAATTAATAGTTATGCTGCTATGGCGGGGAGATAATATAATGGCAAGCGATGTAATGAGTTTATTTGGTTTAGACCCTAGTGTCATCCAACAGCAGCGTGTCCAAGGTGGTGTAGATCAAGCGTCACGTATGAATGCTGACTATGCTATTGGTGCAGCAGGTGGTGGTATGTTAGGTGCTGGTATTAATTCTGCCTTTGGATTACAAACACCAGAGATGCAACAAGCACAGAGTGTACAGGATGGACTACAAGGCGCTGACTTAGAGACTGTTGCTGGTATGCGTAAAGCTGCTAGTAAGTTGATGATGAATGGTGACTATGCACAGGCTATGGCTCTACATGCTAGGGCTTCTGAGATGGAGGCTTCTAATACTGAAGAGCTTCGGTCACAGCAACAGCATGATCTAGGCTCAACCCACCAAGTTGTCGTAGGGCAGACTGAAGGTGATGGCATGGGTAATGGTATAAAAGATATTAAACATACAGTGACCTATCTACCTGATGGTCGTGTTGAAGATGCTACCTTAGGTAAGGTGTTTGAGACTCGTGCTAAATGGATTGAAGCCTTAGGTGGGTCAGGTAGGGGTGCTTCAGTTGTTACTCCAACTCCTAATTCACAAGATGTACTAGATGCCCTTAAGAATGGGAAACTTCCTGATAACTCAACCGCAACAGCAGAGCAGGTATTAGGAACTGAAGTATCGCCTGAGATTACTAAAGCTAATGATGCTAAATTACAACAGCATATCAATGCACTTAAAGCTCAGATATCAGAACTACCTGCTACTATGCAAGGCTCTCCTAGAGTTATACAGATCCAAGAAAGGATTATGGAGTTAAGGAAGCAGCAGTCTTCAGCACCATTCCCTTCGTCAGGAAGTGAAAGCTCTTATGGCTCAGGCGCTTCAAGTTCTTATTAAGGAAGTATTATGATTACCATAAAGCATAAGAAGTATGGTGACATTACATTTGCTGATGGAACCTCAAGGCAAGAGATTGCTAATTATTTAGTGGAGGCTGACTCCATTGGAGGAGAGCAGTATGGTACACTTGAGACATTAGGTACACAAGCAGGTAGGTCAATGGGTTCTTCCATTCGCCAGATTAAAGATTGGGTAGGGATAGGCGATGAACTCTCACAGTATGAAGACGAGCTAGCTGAATACAAGTCTCGTATTATGATGGAACAGTCTCCCGCCACATCAGTAGTAGGTATGCTTGCTGGTGGTGTTCTTGATCCTGTTACTATTCCAGCCATGGCTCTTAAGCCTTTAACCTTCGCCTCTAAAGTTGCAACCTTTGGTGCTAGAGGAGCTGCTCAGGGTGCTGCTGGTGGTGCCTTAGAGCCTATCTATGACCAGTATGGTGACTCCACTGTACTCAATATCATGGCAGGAACAGCCCTTGGTGGTGGCCTAGGCGCGGGTATAGGTAAGTTACTTACTAAGTCTATACCTAAGACTGATGCAGCTACTGAGCAGGCTTCAGATACATTACAAGAAACATCAGAACGTACTCTAACCAACCTAGCTAGTTCTCTAGATGAAACCCCTGTACGTACTCCACAACAAGCCTTAGATAAAGTAGCAGCAGAGATGGAGTTAGAGGCTGCAGGTGCTCCTACGTCTGCTAACTTAGGTATAATGAGGAGAGCAGTTGAGTCCTCAAAGTCTAAGATTGCTGCACTAGATGCTGTCATTAATAGGATGAAAGACCCTACTGGTAAGGCACCCTTAGGCGCACGTAATGCTGCCCGTAAGGTAGCTGCTCAGAAGATAGAAGCTCAGAAAGAATTACAAGGATTAGAATCTAAATATTCAGAAGGTAAGACACTACGTAAGGCAGCGGAGAATCTAAAGAAGGTTAAGGAAGGTAAGGTTGTAGGTATTGAGGGCTTTGCTGCTAGACTAAAAGCTGCAGTGCCTATACAACGTAGTCCCTTAGCTCAGGCAGTTAACCAAGCAACTCCCCAACGTGCTCAAATCAATCCATTCAATACTAACACCTCTCGTATATTAGGTACTGACGATGCTGCTGATGTTAAGTATAATAACAAGACGGGTAAGTTCGAGTCAGTGGATGAAGCGCCCATCAACATTAGAAATACTTATGGTGTAGGTGATGCTGTCGAGGGGTTACCAGAACCTAGAGCAGGTGGCTCTGCTGGTGTTTCATTTGGTACTCGTGTAGGTGCTGAACTACTTCCAAGAACTGCAGGTAAGCCTGAAGTAACAGGTAAGGTAGTAGCTGGTAAGTTTACTGGCGAGAACGCTAAGACAAGAATCAACATCAAAGAGAGTAGAGAGAGTACAGAGGCTAGAGAAGCGGTGCAACGTAGGCTTGATAGAGGTGAGGAGCCTACTCCAGTAGAAACTGCTAAGTTGTCTGAGGCTGATGAAGCTGCAAAGGCATTGGAGGATTATAAACTATTCGTCCAGAAGCTAGCAGGTTCACGATCATTAGATACAGCAGCACTCCGTGGCTTCCTTAAAGGTAGGTATACTTTCAAAGGTATTGAGAAGGAAGCAGCAGCTCTATTGAAGAAGCATGGTATAGAAGACTTCGAGGATATGGTAAACTACATCCTTGATGATAGTAAACGAATCTTCTCTGCAGCAGAAATGGAGATGCTAAGTCCTCTGTTTGGTTTAGCCGAGCGTAAGCTTTATAATGCAATGGAAATGGTTCGACATACAGAAGGGATGTCAGACGATATGATAGCTGTACTTCATAGTGAGATTAATATGTACTACGGTATACAGGCATGGAACAAAGGACAAGGATCTAAAGTGTCTGCTGCTCTGAACCATCGTAACAAGATGCTCAAGGATATTGCAGAAGATCGTCAGATAGATTCCCTATGGGCAGGAGTTAAATGTAAATGAAACTAAGTGATAGCTGTTCCACATCTAATCAACAGATGGCGGTTCAATCCTCCAGACTAAGTGAGTTTGATACTAGTGTTAAGAATGAGTTCTATAGGAAAGCACTAGCTCGTAATGATAAGAGTGATAGCCTATCAGGTATAGGACTAGACCTAATGATCAACGGTATGTTATCAGGCATGGGTACTCCCACAGTTAACGTCCTGTCCATGATGATTCAGTCTATTCTAAAACCTACGATTGCGTCTATTGGTCTATTTACTGACTCTATTAAACTAACTAAAGGTGGGAGAGAATGGAACCAAGTTGCCTCCATGTGGCATGCTTCTGTTGATAGCTTCGCACAAGATGCAGTGTACTTCCGAGAAGGGTTTCGTAAAGGTTATTCATTAGAACGTGATATTAATGAACGTCAGTTAGGTATGACAAAGAAGGACTTCCGTACATTCCTCAAGGAGGAGATGGGAATCGAAGATCCTAAGGCTTTAAATATTGAACAAGCTGAAGACATCATGTTGGATATGCAGGACTACATGCATAACACCATAGGTAACACTAAGTTTGGTAAGATGTTTAATGGTAAAGGAGAGACACTAGTTCGCTGGCCTACTAAGATCATTGTAGGTATAGACGAGTATGGTAAGGCGAGATTCCGTAGACAGTCTATGTTCCAGATGGCAGCTAAGTTTGCTAAGGAAGATACAGGGCATGGGATGGGTACTTATGACGAGTTGTATGTTAAGTACAAGAAAGAACTATTTACAGATGCATCAACAGACTTAATGTGGGACAAACGGATTAAAACCTTTGTTGCTGAACGTCGGTTAGGTCAGGAGAAAGCTGGCATCAAGGTAGATGAGCCAGAGGATGTACTAAAGGAAGCTCGTTTAGCTATGTCCCTTGTACGTGATGATGCTTTATACAATGCATTCCAGCAGAAGTTAGCGGGTACTCCTCGTAAGGTTCAGCAACTGCGTCACGATCATCCAGCATTTGCTATCTTTGTTCCCTTCATCAAGACACCTTGGAACATCATTAAGGAAGGTTATAGTTATATTCCTATAATCCCTGCCATACGTGCATCGTACACTACGAAGGAAGGTATCAGGAAGGAAGCATTTAACCTAGCAGCTAATGTGATACCTCTACATGGGCCACCAGCTAAGATGTCCTATGACGAACTCCTCCCTAGACAGATCATAGGCATGACCATGTTCGCTACCATAGGGACTATGTTCGATGAAGATACTATTACTGGAAGTATGCCACGTAGTCCGAGTGAGAGACAGCGTTGGGCTGATGCTGGTATTAAACCTTATGCTATTAAGATTGGAGATGTATGGGTAGGTTATCATCGCTTTGAACCTATAGCCACACCACTAGCTATGGCTGCTGATTTGTTTACTCTGGTTAAAGAGTATTCAGATGATGATGATATTAATACAGACGAGTTTAATACGCTTCAGGCAAACCTTCTAGTGATGGTTAAGAGTAATTTATCTTCTAAATCTTTCCTTGAAGGTATGCATACCTTAGTAGGTGCTATAGTAGATCCTAATATAACTATTCAGAATGGGTTAATAGAGACTATAGCTCGTCCCATGACACCTGCTATTCTAGCACAAGCTGCTAAGATGATGGATGGATATGATCGCCAAACAACTGATGTGTGGGATAGGTTACAAGCTCGTATACCTATCTTCCGTGAGCAGCTACCTAAGAAGTTTGGTGTATATGGTGATGCTAAGAAGATGGACTTCTCAACAGCACTAACTAGTGTTCCAATCTTTGACTCTAGTAATATGTCCCCTGTCCAGCAGGAGATGATGCGAGTTAAGTGGGACAAAGGAGGTGTGCAGGGTAAGTTCAAAGGTGTCTCACTCACAAGTGATCAGTTAGGTCAACTACGTCAACTTAATGCTGAACTATTGACTCCTCACTTAGAGACTATCATTAACACCCCCGCTTACCAAGCAAGTTCTGATAGCATGAAGAGGAAGAGGTTAGATAGTTTAGCAAGGAAGACTCGTAAGTCTGTAGGTCAAAGGATGTATCATGAACTCTCTAAGTCCGACCCAGAAATGGCTCGTAAGTTCTTGTCTGCTTACTACACAAGAATGGGATTAGCAGATCAGATGCCAGACAGTCTCAAGGATTAGAAACAAAGAAGGGGACAATTAAGTCCCCTTTATTTTGCCTTGAATTTCCCTAGGAAACTTTAGCCTGACCACACTTCCTCGTACCCTTCTCTATCCATCCAATCCTCAACCATCATATCAATACAATGACGAGCCTTGGCTAAGTCCTGTAAGGCTGTTCCCTTATCCTGATACCTAGTGACATACTTAATAGCTGTATGCTGTAAGGCATTCAAGTTGTTAGCCATTGAATAGGTCATTGGTTGGATCTCTAGCTTGGTGTAGTGATCTCCTCCTACCTGTGTATCAGAAGCAAGGGAGTAATTCAACTCATCTTCCTCAGGCTCCACTTCCTCAGGAACTCCCCACTCATAAGGGGTTAAGGGTTCACTCATAGTGGGTTCAATCTTAGCCTCATCAGCCTCTTGTTTAACCTGATCCCATACTCTAGCTCTGATCATATTGTTTGTCCTCCAATTGTTCTTCAAGGTCTGAGAACTTATTAATAATAATGTCCTCATACCTCTCTACTATTGTTGCACTTTCAAGTTGTAAGAGTTCCACCAGTAAGGTTTCATCCAACGCTTGTAAGTGTTCTTTCAACTCTTCGAGTGTCATTGACATATCGTTTCCTTAAGTAGTTCATGCTAATAGGCATCTCGTCAAAGCTCCCATCCTGTACATCGTTCATCATCCATAACCCACGCCATGATCCATTGGTCTGAGGTGTTAGATACTCTTCATCATGTTGATAGAAGATACCAGCAAACAGGCCAGTCATGTTCTTACCGTCAGCTCTACGTGCATAGGCTATGTCTCTATCCTGTACATGTCCCATAACGCAGCTCATATGCTTCTTGGTGAGAAGTAACTTAGCTGATGACACTGGCCTACCCATCACACCTGATGTGAAGTAGTGGCAATACGCCACACCATCCACCACAATAGGATCTAAGAAGTCCTGTACTTCCCAACCCTTAAGGTTAAGATCATTATAACTAATGAGTCCGTCTAGCTTGGAGTCATTCTCAGTGGCACGTTCAATACGATACTCATGGTTACCCATAATAAATATCATACGTGGGTTCCACTGCTTCTTCTTGTTACGGATTAACCTCCACTGCTCCTGTAGTATAGGCTTCATAAAGGCTGCCATAGCTGCATTACCTGCTTCTATGTCCTTAGTGTAGCGTCTACCTTCAAAGCTCTTCTTACCTACGTCATAGGAGCTTAGAGAGGGCATGTCCCAGTGATCACCTAGATGTATAATAACATCAGGCTTAGTATCAATGGCATACTTACTAGCCCAGATCAAATGCTCATAGGTAGTATCAGGTTTAACCTGTGTATCAGGTATGATTAGATGTTTCATTTGTTCTTCTTCCTAGTTAAGGTTCTAACTTCACGTTCATCACGAGTCTTAGTTCCATGACAAACCCAGCACAGGACTTGATAACCATCTGCCTCTAAGAACATACGACTTATGTATGTATCCCAATCCACGAACCCGATTGAAGGATCAACGACAGGGTTGATATGATCCACTGCAGCATTGTTTCTCCTACGACCAGTACCAACAGGTGGTAGAGTAGCAGGACCAACGACACCACAGCAAGCACAACGATACCTCCCTGTAGAAACTCTAGCAGATTTCTTAACATCAGTTTTAACTCCCCACTTACCATGTGCCCCACGTAGAGCAGAGGTTATGAAGGATTTATGTCTGGCTTCTGTCCATCGTCCGTTGTTGCGGGTCTTGGTGGTTGCCATATTTCATCATCCTCTCTACGTAAGTATAAGAGTATACCATTCTCGATGGCCCTCTCTTCACTGCCTAGTTTCTCAACACATATATCATACATCTCTAACTCAGTCTTACCTCGTAGTAACTTGTCAGACTTCTTATCACCTAGGCCACGTACACCCACGATGTTGTCTATCTTGTCACCAACTAAGAACTGCTTATAGAAGTTGAGGAGTCCTTCTTCCTCAGTAATATAATATTTATTCTTCTTAACAAAGTTATAATGCCAACCTTTGAACTGGTCGAAGTCTTTGTCTAGAGATATGGAGATGGACTTGTCTCCTTCTTGTGTTGCCCTTATTGCTATACGATCATCAGTCTCTTCACCACTCGTCACAATGGCACCGAGGTCACTTACGAAGAAGTCCCTCAGTGCTTGTAGGTGCTTAGGCTTCTCTACATCCTTACGATTACCTTTATATACTTCGGTAATAGCATAGTCAGTTCGGAAGTTACCCTTGCCTGTCAGGTAGTACTCAACGGAATGCGTAGCCTCTTCTAGATCCATCACTAGATCTTGGATGATGCCATGCATATACGACTTGAGTGTCTGACAGGCGACCTTTTGTGACTCGTTGTTACAAGCAAAACCAATGCGATAGCATAGTATGTCTGCATCAACGAGTAAGATCATAGCTCAGGGATATCCTCAAAGCTAGTTGTCATGCTCTCGTAACGAACAAGGTCATTGACTCGTGCCTTAGACAATCCTAAGCTAACGCCTGTCTTACCTTTGAAGTTATAATCGAAAGGTTTAACAACGAACGTACACTTAGACCCATTGCCTACAGCCTCAGTCATCTTGAATCCATCTACATCCTCTACATGAGGTGCAAACTTAGAGGACTTAGCAGTTACAAAGTAACCTCGGTCATCACCTTTGTTCTTAACTGATACTCCCATACCTTCTAGACGATCAACGTGCTCTTCTGTTAGTTCACTAATATCAACCTGATACTTGTCTGACATTTCATTCTTCTCTAGGAATGAGAACCAGAAAGCAGTGGCTTCAATTTTAAGTGGGTTATGATTTTGCATGGATTTTTCCTTTTGTTTAACATTATCAC